GTTGGCATCATTTAGACATTTACGTGACTTACAAAGGCAAGGGGATGATGATTTTAAGTTTCATTATTCTGTTAAGCTAAGCCAGAAACATTCTTAAATTCGCAAGTATTTGCCCTAATGTTGATACAGGTGAACCTACAGAGTTAATGGATTGGCAAAAGTTTATCTTAGCTCAAATGATAGGTTGGCGAAACGAAGATGGTGGTAAAAGATACAGCCGTGTTATTGTTTCTGTGTCACGTGGTCAAGGTAAAACATATATGATGGCCATCGTTCAAACATATTCATTCTTGGTAGAAACTATTGGACTTGAAAACCAAGATTTCTTAGTTGCTTCAATTAATTTTAAGCAAACAAATAAATTGTTTGGATACATCAAAAGCATGATGCAAAAACTAATCAGCAAGCCCCCCTTCAAAACCTATGCAGAAGAAGTTGGCTTAATGATTCAAACTGATCAGATTATTATGAAGAAAAAGAACAATGTAATGCGTGCTATTTCTCATGAGTCAGGTCAGTATGATAGTTTCCACTTCACTACAGCGATTGTTGATGAAATAGGCGAAATCAAAAGTCGTGATAAGATATCTAAAATCATATCAGGACAGGTTAAGGTTAAAAATCGTCAATTTATTCAAATATCAACCTCATACCCAGACCCAACCGTTCCATTTCATGAAGACCAAAAGATGATTCAACAAGCGATGGAACAAGATTGGAATAGAGATGCTGATAGCTATCTGGGGTTGATATGGGCTAATGATAGTCTTGATGAAACATTTAAGCCCGAAACTTGGATAAAAAGTAATCCGTTGCTTAATTTGAAAAGCGAACAGGCTGTTTTACTGCAAGGATTAGTAGATAAAAGAGATAGTGATTTGTTAGCTGGAACCATCAGTGATTTCCAAAATAAAAACCTTAACATGTGGTTGCAAGAATCAACCAATAGCTTTTTAAAGTTATCAGATGTTGAGCGTGCAATTACTAATAAGTTTGAAATTTATGGAAATCAAGTATACTTAGGTTACGATTACTCAATGTTTAGCGACAATACAGCTATCGCATTTGTTTATCCATACATGGACAGTAAAGGCGAAAAGCACTGGCATGTGGAACAGCATTCTTTTATTCCTTGGGAAAAAGCAGGAAGTATTGAAGCTAAAGAAAAGCAAGATGGTATCAATTACCGTGAATTGGCTAAGAAAGGGTATTGTACAATCACATCACACCCACAAGGGCTGATAAATGATGATCAGGTTTATCAATGGCTATTAAATTATGTAGAAGACAACGCTTTAGAGGTTGTCTTTTTTGGTTACGACGCGTGGGGTGCAACACCAGCTATTAAACAACTGGAATTAAATACTTCTTGGAACTTGATGGCGATTAGACAGCGGACTAGTGAATTGAAAGACCCTACAAAGTTCTTGCAGTCTGCCTTTGTTGAGAGTTCAATTACACGGCTTGATGACAAAATAATGGAAAAAGCGTTGTTGAATGCGCAGGTTATCGAAGACAAGATAGGCATTCAAGTTGATAAAGCAAAGGCAACGCTGAAAATTGATGTTGTCGACGCTATTATCGATGCCTTGTATCAGGGAATGATACATTTTGAGGATTATTCGGATGTGAATGACCCTGAAAAGCAGATTGAACGAATGACGCCACAACAGAAACTAGACTGGCTACTTAGTGACGAAGCCGGATTGATGGGAGACGAACTATGATTTTTAAACAATTATTGCCGTTTATTTGGCGAATATTTGATTTGATATGTTACTTGGCAGCCTTGATTACAATTAATTGGGCAATGTTTAGCTTAAACCAGATAGCGGGTGGCGTTTCGTTAGCAATTTCATTTGCAGTAACTGGCTTAGTCAGTGAATTAATTGCTAATAGCACACCGAAAGGGGGTGATTAATATTGCCATTATTTAGCCCACGCTTTACAAACAGCTTAGATGTGGGTGGTGGTAACGAAATTAATTTTGATGATCCAGAAATTGTGAATTTTTTGAATCCGGTAGGTAAAGACGATTACGTGAGTGCAGATGTTGCATTGCGAAATTCAGATATTTACTCTACCGTTTTTCAATTAAGCGCTGATTTAGCTTCATCAAAGTTAATTACTGATAATTCTCAGAATCAGAGTATGTTGAATAATCCAACGACTTGGACGAACGGACATAGCTTTTGGCAAGCGGTGTATGCTCAACTATTGTTGGGTGGCGAAGCCTTTGTATATCGTTGGCGTAATCGCAACGGAATAGATATCAGATGGGAATATTTGAGACCTAGTCAAGTTAGTGTATTCCCACTAGATGACTATTCCGGTTTATATTACAATGTTACCTTTGATTCGCCGTTAGTCGGTATCAAGCAAAGCATACCGTCAAGTGACATGATCCATTTTAGACTTCTGAGTCAAAACGGTGGTGCAACCGGAATCAGTCCATTGCGGTCATTAGCTAGTGAGTTAAAAATTAAAGACTCATCTAACAAGCTAACTATCAATGCTTTAGCAAAATCTGTTTTGACACCTGGTATTTTGGAAGTTGACGGCGGTGGATTAATGCAAGCTAAGCATAAATCTGCTTTGTCACGCCAATTCATGAACCAAATCAATAATTCCAATGGCGGTCCAGTTGTAATTGATAAGTTAGAAACATACACACCATTAGAAATTAAAGGGGATGTTTCAAAGTTGCTTGCTCAAACAGATTGGACTTCAAAACAAATTGCAAAAGCCTATGGAATACCTGATTCAGTTTTAAACGGACAGGGTGACCAGCAAAGCTCGTTAAAAATGATAGGCGGAGACTACGCCAAAGCTCTTATGAGGTTTGGGCGTTCCATCACTGGTGAATTATCAAATAAACAATCATCTTCGGTTGATATTGACATCAAACCAGCTATTGACCCGGTAAATGATGATTATAATACCAGCATCAACGAATTTAAGCAATCCGGCATGCTAACATCAGGTGAGAGCAAGTGGTTGCTTAAGAAGACAGGATATTTACCACCTGATATGCCAGATATTCCTGAAACAAATACAGAAAGGAGTGAAGATAGTGACCAAAACAATTGATATTAAAGGGACGGTTGTTGATGATGAAACTGCTGCGTTTTATAGTTTCTTTGGTATTCCCAGCGCTTCACCGAGTGCGGTTGCTCAAATTCTAAATGATGGAGATGGGGATGACGTTCAAGTTAATATTGCTTCAAACGGTGGCGATGTATTCGCTGCAAGCGAAATATTTACACTTTTGAAATCAAATAATGCTAATGTAACTGTAAATATTCAAGGATTAGCCGCTAGTGCAGCAAGCGTTATTGCAATGGCTGGTGATACGGTTAAAATATCGCCGACAGCTCAAATTATGATTCATCAGGCTGCTAGTTACGGAAGTAGCGGTGCGGGAGGTAATAAAGATGACTTAGCCAATGAAATAGCTGATTTATCGCATGAAATTGATGTGCTAGATGGCATTGATAAGTCGATTGCTAATGCCTATGAATCAAAAACAGGCATGTCACAAGGCGACTTGCTTAATATGATGGCTCAAGAGACGTGGATTGGCGCGCAGGAAGCTGTTGATAAGGGTTTTGCTGATGAAATCATGTTTGTTGATGAAAAACAAGCGGCTTTTTTTAACACAGCAGCTAATATTGTGCCTAAATCAGCCGTTAACAAGCTACTTAATCTGCTGAACAAGTCCGAAAAGACTGCAAAACTAGAAAATGAAGTAAAAAATAGTCAACCTACTAGCGATTTAAAGCAAAGTAAGTTGGCTATTTTATTAGGAAAAACAAAGGAGAAATAATTAATATGGCAGTAAATATTAACGATTTGAACGAAAAATGGGTGAATTTAGGGCAAAAAGTCTCTGATTTACAAAATCAAGCACAACTCATGGTTGATGACGATGCCACTTCTGCGGAAGATGTTGCCGACATCCAAACAAAGATTACAAATGCAATCGCTAAGCGTGACTTAGCACACGAAAATTTGGTGCAAGCGCAAGCTGAAAACGTAGTTGATGACAACGTAGAGCCAACACCAGAATTAACACCAAAAGAGAATGACTTGAAGAAAAAGTTCGTTGATAATTTCAAGGGCATGATCAAGGGTATTCCCAGTGTTGTTAATCAAATTGACTCAAGCACTGATGCAGATGGTAACGCTATTGGTTTGACTATTCCGCAAGATATTCAAACAGCTATCCATACGCTGGTTCGCCAATATGATGCTTTGGAACAATACGTCAATGTTGAATCAGTATCAACGTTATCTGGTTCACGTGTTTATGAGAAATGGTCTGATGTTACACCATTGGCCAACTTGGATGCGGATGATGAAACCATCGGTGATAACGATGACCCTAAGTTGGCAATCGTTAAATTTCTTATTAAGCGTTATTCAGGTATTTCAACTGTAACTAATACATTGCTGAAAGATACCGCCGAAAACATTTTGGCATGGTTATCATCATGGATTGCTAAAAAGGTTGTAGTTACTCGCAACAAAGAAATTATTGCTGTAATGAACGCTGTTCCAAAGAAGCCAACTGTCGCTAAGTTTGATGACATCAAGGATATGGTATCAACTGCCGTTGACCCTGCTGTTGCCACTACATCATTCTTCTTGACTAACGTATCAGGATTGGCTGTTTTGAATAAGGTAAAGGATGCAATGGGAAACTATTTACTGCAGCCAGACCCTACACAATCAGATGTAAAAGTTATCGATGGTAAGCAAGTTAAAGTTTTGTCTGATCGTTGGTTACCAGATGTATCAGGTGCGCATCCACTGTACTTTGGTGATTTGAAGCAAGCTGTTACATTATTTGACCGCGAACAAATGTCGTTGTTGTCAACAAACATCGGTGCCGGTGCATTTGAAAAAGACTTGACTAAAATTCGCGTGATTGACCGTTTTGATGTTCGGGAAACTGATTCAGAAGCGTTTGTAGCTGGTTCATTCAAAGATATCGCTAACCAAACAGCTAACTTTGCTGCATCTGCTTCAACAGGTGGTCAAGGGTAATTAAGTTTTTAACTCGCTTTGGAAATAAACAGTTCACGCAAGTGGGCGGGTGTTAGGAGGTTGCATGACAGTAACTTTAGATAATTTAAAAATATCTTTGCGAGTTGATTCCACGGTTGATGATGATTTGTTAAAGGGATATATCTTAGCAGCTACTAACTACATTAAGAATGCTATTGGTACTGATGACGATAAATTCTATGCTGATGATAATGTCTCTTCACTTGTAGATGTAGCTACCATAGCTTTAGCGAGTGGCTATTATACGTTTAGAACATCATTATCATTAGTTCAAGCCTTTCCAGTTGATTTAGCTACTAATTCAATTATTGCTCAATTAAGGGGTAACTATGCTGATTATTTAGCAGACAAGGGGGCGTTTGATGGCGATAAACCCACTTGAATTTAACGAACGTGCTGAATTTGGCGTTGAAGGAACAACCGGTTACAATCCTAAGAATGGTAATGCCATAAAAGGATTTGTGGCATCGTTTTCAAGATGGTTTGGTTATCGCACGCAGTCTTTGAGTCAGCAATACACGTTTATGGGTAACTCGATTACTGATACCAAACTAATTGCAATACGACATGATGATGCAGTAAACAAATCATTAAACGTTAGAATTGGTCAAGATATTTACGATATTATTTTGATTAGCTCTGACGACCGTTCAGCGCGAGAAACATTTGATTTGCTCACCTTGCAGAAGGTGGTGAAAAATGGCTAGTCTATCCGAACAACTTGATGAAATGTTGAAAGAAGTAGGCGGTATCGTTAATCTCACAATCGAAGAACGTGAAGAAGTCACACAAGCCGGTGCTGATGTACTAGCTAAAAACCTGAAGAAGGCTACAAAAGATGCTGGTCACTACAATGCTAATCGTGAAATTGGTAAAATGACTCATTTGGCAGATAGCGTAGAAATCGGCAATTTAGATGGTACTAAACTAGATGGCAGTACAGCCGTTGGATTCACAAAAAAAGATGCCAATCATGCTCGTATCGCACACTTCCTGAATGATGGTACACGTTTTATTCAGGGAGATAGCTTCATTGATGATTCTAGAGATAAATCGCAAAAGGAAATTTTAGAAGCACAATCGAAAGTGCTAAAAAAGATACAAGAAAAGAAACGAGGTAGTTCATGACAGTAGTAATGGATACCTTCAATTTAATTAAAGAACATGTAACTTGGACAGATGGTATTTATCCTAAGTTAATTCCCAAAGAGGTGCCTGCTAATCAGACATCTCTTTTAATTAGGGATGCTTATAGTAATCTTGGTAGTTATGGTAACGACACATTCAACACCATTGAACAAAACGTCATTATTCAAATCTATTATTCACTAGATAGTGATTTGGACTACGACGAAGTAGAAATAGAACTGATGAAATTCTTAACTTCTAACGGTTATACGGTTAATGACATCAAAGGTCGTCAAACTGACCCAGATACTGAACAGGATTATCAAACTATTCAAGTTACACAAAACAAAGTTATAAAGGAGAAATAACATATGTCATTAGGTATTGCAGGGGCAAAGATTGCTCTGGTAGATAAAAACGGTATTGTGCTTACTGGAACGGACGGTATTTTTAAGTATACTGACCAAGCAGCAACGGACAAGTCAGGAATTTTCGACATTACAGTTGACAATTCCTATGGTGTCGCTTCATTAGCGCTTACTAACTTAGTTGGATCTGCAACAGATATTCCTGGAAATAACAAGATTGTTTACAAGGCGGCTGGTAAAGGTTCAGCGCAAACAGTATTAACTGTAAACGCACTACCAAATGAAATTAAAATGGCAGCGCTTGGAATGTCGTCAGATAGTAAGGGTGGTTACACTATTACTGGTAAACAAAATTCAAATGTCCGTCTTGCTATTTTAGCTGAATCTTCAGAATCATTTGACGAGTCCAAGCCTTTATATGTCGGAATGTTCATGGGTAATGCTTCTGAAGCGTCGAAAACTCTGACTTCCAACAGTGCAACAGAATCACGTACACAGGACGTTTTGACCATTGCACAATTAGAACGTGGTGATGACGGATTTGGTAAGTATTACTTTAGTACGGCATCAAAGTTTGATGAAGCAGCTATGTTGGCAGATGTCTTCAAGACCGCTGCTACTGGTGGTACAACAACAGACGGCGGTCATTAATCTTTACAAGTCACGGCAGTGGCTTTTTATTATGTCTCAAAACGAGGCTCCAAAACAAAATATTAGGAGAAAAATCATGTCAGTAAAAATCAATGTTGCAAAAGAATTGGGAATCAAAAAAGTAATCGAAGTGGAGCCAACTAACAAAGTGGTACGTGACACTTGGAAAATTCAAAAAACACAAGTGAAGATGAAGATTAAACAAGCATCAAGAGCAGACAGCGAAGACGCTATTGAAGAAATGCTCGATTTGATGCTAGCTACTCAAGATGAAATGATTTCATACATCATAAATACCCTTCGATTGACATCAGCACAAGCAAAGAAAATTGATGATATGACATTTAACGAAACTGTTGATTTAGCTAATAAAATTAGTGCGGAAATTTTAGGTATTAAAACAGTTGAGGCGACTGAAGAAGAAGTGGGTTTAGAAGCCTAAGAGAAAAATTTGATGCGCTTGATACGGCCATAAAAGATTTTGATTATAACGAACAAAATGTTTTAACAAACCTACACATATTACCTTCTGAATTTGAACAAGAAAATTTTTATCGTTTGAATGAAGTGTTGAGCGCTCAAAGTCAAGAAGAAAGGCCAATGACTGGTTCACAGTTTATGAAATCAATGGGTATTGATCCAGATACAGCAGAACAATCTATTTAGGAAGGAGATAAACAATGGCTAAACAAATCGTTAATGAAATGGCTACTAATTTAACGCTTGATTCAAACAGTGCATCACAAGCATTAAAAGAATTAACGCGTGAAGTCAAAAATAGTAGCGCTGAAGCTAAAATATTGGAAAATCAGTATAAGACTTCAGGAGATGCGGTTAGCTCCTCCAAAGCTAAATACGAAGGACTGCAAAGTACCTTAGAAGCCCAAAAGACTAAAATAGAAGCCCTTAAAAGTGGCTTGGATAATGTAAACACAAGCACCAAGAAGGGGCAAGATTTACAGCAATACCTTAATAATGAGTTGGCAAAAGCAGAACGTCAATATGCTTCTTATAACGGGCAACTTGAAAAAGCTAAACAAGCTTATACCTATCAAGAATCAGGATTAGCTAAACTTAATAGCGAATTAAAGCACGGAAATGATCTGACTGAAGCTAGGGTTCAGAAATTACAGGCAGAAGGTCGTGAAGATGAAGCTAACAAAGTTAAGCTTGAAAATCTTAAGAACGTTCAAAAGAATTACACAGAGCAGTTATCCATCCAAAAGACAGAACTTGGTAAGTTAGCTGAATCGGGCGATAAAAATTCAGATGCCTACAAAAGGCAAGAATTAAGAGTTGAGCAGATGTCTGCTAAGGTAGCTGAATCTACACGTGACATCAAGCATTTTAATAGCACAGAAATCAAACCAGAGACTAGAGGTATCTCATCTGCTAAAAATAAGCTAAATGAATTAGATGACAAATTAACAAGTACGTCTAGTCATTTCAAGTCAGTGTTTTTAGGTAACTTAGCAGCCAATGCTGTTACTAATGCCTTTGAATCAATGAAGGAAAAGCTTTCAGAGACTGTACAAGGTGCCATAGAATATAACAAGCAAATGCAAGTTATGGATGCCACTTGGACTACTCTAACGGGCGATGCTGATAAGTCTAAGGAAATGGTATCAGGTATCAAGAGCATATCTACTGCTTTTGGTCAGACTACCGACTTAACTAACGAACTTGAACAGCAATTCTACCATGTCTTCAACCAAAAAGAGCCTACCGAACAGTTAACTAAGTCTGTATTGACTATGGCTGATACAATAGGTCTTTCATCAGAAGCTACAGAGCGTTTGGGTCTTAACTTCACTCACATGATGACATCATCAAAGATGCAACTAGGTGATTTCAACGTTATTACCGACCAGTTGCCAATGTTTGGTGAAAAACTGTTAGAATTCGAACAGGAAGCACAACATAATACTAACTTAACTATGTCCCAGCTTCGTGATCAGATGTCAGCTGGTAAAATATCAGCCGAAGATGCTGAAAAGGTTATGAATGAACTGGGTGATAAGTATAAGACAGCCAGTGAAAACATGTTACAGACAGCATCAGGTATGGAACGTGTTATATCAGCCCGTGGTGAAGCATTAGCTGGTGCCTTGATCAACCCTATTATGACTGCTAAAAACCCATTATTTGGAGCAGTTTCAAAGTGGGTTTCTGATGATAGGACTGAAAAAGAATTTAACAAAGTAGGTGAATCAATATCTCATGCCTTTAGCACAATTACAGAGGCATTTGGTAAAGAGTTCAAGGCAAAAGACTTCACAGAAGCTGCTAACAAGTCCCTAGAGGGCATGGCAAGTAACATAGAGCGTTTTGGTGATTACATTGCTAAGCACAAGGATTCAATTATAGGATTCTTTAGTGCAACTAAGGACTTATCAGGTACAGGCTTTAGTGTTATGGGTGACACCCTTAAGATAGCTATGCCTTTGCTAGAAGAGTTAGGGCAATTTGCCCAAAACCACCCTAAAGAATTTAAGATAATGGCTGAATCAATTATAGCTATTAACCTAGCATTCAAGGGTATGCATGGTGCAGTTAAACTAGCCAACACAGTGTTAGATACGTTTAGTGGTTTAGCCAGTGGTATTAAATGGGGCGCTAAGGTACTTGGTATTGAAGCTGAGACTAAGGCAATCCAAGAGCAAAACGCTGTACTGATGGAAAATAACGCCTTATCAGCAGGCGGTGGTGTAGGTGGTACAGCTAAAACAGTTGCCACAGAAGCAGGCACGATAGGCTCTAGAGCTGCAGGTGCAGGCGGTGCCATATCAACAGCTGGTAAAGTATCTAAGTTTGGTAAAGTTGCTTCAATAGGTGGGCAGGTTGCAAGTAAGGTAGTAGCCCCAATATCAGCTGCAATAACAGCATTTGATGTTGGTGATTCTATCTACAAGGCTATGACTTCTAACAAGTCACAGGACAAAATTAAGGCAGCAGGTAAAGTTTCTGGAACAGCCATAGGTGGAACAATTGGCGCTGTACTGGGTTCAGTAATACCAGGAGCAGGTACAGTAGCAGGTGGTCTATTAGGTGCTTCTATTGGTGATGCTTTAGGAAGCACTAAGACAGCTGAAAAGATAGTAAGCAAGTTCCATAATACCTTTAAAGATGCCTTTAAGAAGCAACCAGAAATAAAGATAAAGGCACCTAAGCTAGATACTAAGTCAGCCTATGAAGAGTTAGACAAGGCTTCTAAGAAGTACTATGACAAAAAGGCTGAAAGAGATTTAGCTGATATTAAACTGTTAAGAAAAAACGGCTTAATGTCTAAGGAAGAGTATGAAAACAGACTAAAGGATATTCAACAGGAAGCTGATAAAGGTAAGAGAGTTGAAAAGCTTAGCCAGGAAGACCGTACTACCTTATCAAAGTATTATGCAACTCAACGCCAGAAGTTAGAAGAGTCATTTAACAAGAAAAAGCGTGACGATACCAAGGAATGGGATACAAAATAGCCAATGATGCAGCACTATATGGTGCTAAGTCATATCAAGTTAAACAAGACCAAAAAAAGAAGGAACAAGCCTTAGAAAAGGATGACCAAAACAAAAAGAAAGCTATTAATGACCTCACGGTTAAAAATGCTACTAAAACATCCTTAGAAGAGGCTAAAGCCCATGGTACAGCTACTCAAAAGATAGAGGTATCAAGTAACAAACAGAAAGAAATACTAAGCAAGCTTGTCGATGCTAAGGGTAGGCTTACTAACAAAGAGCTACAAGACTTACTTAACAAAAGTCAAAAAGAATATAACACTGTTAAAGATAATGCTGATAAGAAGTATAAGGCTGCTAAGGATGCTGCAGATAAGCAATATAACTCAGTAACCAAAGCAGCTGAAAAGCAGTATAACAAGGTTAAAGATTCTGCTGATAAAGAGTATAAGCACGTTAAGAAAGCTGCAGACGACCAGTACGAAAACGTTAAGAAAGCAGCTGAAAACCAGTACAAAGCAGCTGAAAAGAGTGCCAACAAGCAATATGATGCCACTGTAAAAGCTGCAGAAAACCAGTACAAGGGTAACAGTAAATGGGCTAAGGAACAGCGTAAAAAGGTTACTGATGAAGCTAACCACCAAAAAGCACAATCCATTGACCACGCTGTAGACCAATATAATGGCACAGTCAAGCAAGCATCAAAGCAACACAACGATGTACTTAAGAAAGCTAAAGACCAACATAAAGATGTTGTAGATAAAGCTAATAAGCAAAAAGAAGACGTTATCAACAAGTCAGTAGACCAATATAACGGAGCCCTTAAGTCAGCAACAAAGCAACGTGATGATGTTGTAGATAAAGCACGTAAACAACGTGATGATTCTAAGAATGCTGCTAAGGAACAGTCACATGGTGTTGTTAGTCATGCTGTAGCACAAGCTAATAGCTCAATGGAAGCTGCTTCTAAGCAAGGTAAAGGTACTAACAATATTTGGAGTAGCATAGGTGAGTTTTTCAACGGACTTGTTAAAGGGTTTGGTGTTAAAGGTGTTGATGTTACTAAAGGTAACTACAGCTACACGCCTATGGGTATGCCAGCCTATGCAACTGGTACTGATGGCGCATCAGGAGGTCAAGCCTTAGTAGGTGAAGCAGGTATTGAAGCCCGTTATTCACCATATTCAGGCAAGATAGACCTACTAGGTCACAATGGTGCTCAGGTTGTTAATCTTAACCCTGGTGACAAGATTTTGAATGCTAGTGACACAGCTAAGCTATTCCAAGGTGGATTAGGTAAGACATTACCAGGATATGCTAAGGGTACTTCTAGCCTAGAGTCATTCATTAGCTCAGTTACTAAGGGTGCTAGCAATATATGGGACGATGTTTCAGATGCAGCTAGTGATGCCTTATCTAAGATTACAGACCCTATAAAGAGCCTTACAGAAATAGCTACGAAAGCCTTTGATGTTAACTCAATACCAGAAGTTGGTGATATAGGGCATGCCTCATCTAAGGGTATGGTAGACGAAAGTATCAAGGGTATAGGTAACTTCTTAAAGAAGCTTATATCAAGCAACAACTCTAACACTGGTGACGGTGGTGGAGGTAAAGGCGCACCAAGTGGCGCAGGTGTTTCACGCTGGCGTTCACAGGTTGTAGATGCCTTAAAGGCTAACGGATTGAGCACTTCTGAATCTATGGTTAATAAGGTGCTACGTCAGATTCAAACTGAATCAGGTGGTAACGAAAAGGCTGTACAGGGTAACATTGGTGACGTTAACAACGCATCAGGTGACCTAGCCAAGGGTCTTATGCAGGTTATTAGTGCTACATTTAATGCCTATAAGTTCCCAGGACACAGCAACCCATTTAACGGCTATGACTCATTGCTAGCAGGTCTTAACTATGCTAAGCACACCTATGGTAATGACCTCTCATTTTTGGGAAACGGACACGGCTATTCTAATGGAGGTCTGATAACTAAGCATCAGATAGCTGAAATTGGTGAAGGTAATAAGCCAGAAATGATTATACCTTTGGATGGCATGAAGAGTTCTAGAGGCTTTGAACTTCTAGGAAAAACTGCTGTAGCAATGGCTCAACGTGATGGGCTTACAGGTTCATCAGAAACTAGTGATAGTTCTACATTAGAAGCCAAGATTGAGCAAGGTAACCAATTGCTAAGCAACATGGTTCAACTATTGTCAGGCATCTTAGGTCAAACTACAGAAGCCAATCAGCAAATGGACGATATAGCCATGGGAAAGTTCAGTAAAGCAGTTGCTAGAAAAATAATCACAGGAACAAATTAAACAAAAAGCTCGCCAATAAATGCACAATACCTAACGGGGCGGGTTTTAGGAAGGAATACATATATGAGTATGTTCGTGCTAAATAACGCACGTGGTGAATTAGTTGATTTGAATAATGATAGCCTATTAAGCTACACACCAACGGGGCTAGGCACCACATTTACAAACACATATAGCCAGTATGAGAGTTATTTTAAGATGACTAAGGCTAATGTACAACAGGGTCAGATGCAATTAAACATATTATTTGGTGATGTTGAATCAAGAAGCTATCAGACGTTCAGTCAGTTTGCTACATTCCTATCTTTTCAGCCGTTAACATTGATATATAACACAGGTGTAGATACTTGGCATCGTGATGCAAGACTTACTTCACTCACTAAGACTGAGGTAGGTGGTTCTACAGTAATACAAGTTGATAGATTGGTAGAGCAGTTCACAATAGAGTTCATTAATCCCTGGTATAACAATAAACAAGGACGTTACAAGACATACAATATTGACACAGGTCTAGCCGTTTATGGCTCAGGCTTTTTTAATGAACAAGGTAATTTTAATCAGAACTTGATACTACAATCATCAGGTGAAAACGCATCAGCTGATTCAAGACCTAACTTATCAGGTGTAACAAATAATAATATCAACTCAACCATTGCATATGACAGTGATGCTATTACATTGAATTACACAGGTACAGGTTCTACAGAATGGTACTACGCATTAGCAGAAGCATGGGCTAATATGAGTGATTCAGTCCTTAGTTTTGATAAGACGTATACAATTTCAGTCGATGTAAAAGGAACAGTACCAGGCGTTGCATTCAGGGTAAGTAATACATTTTCACCTACCACAAATATTAGTAATGACACGTGGACTAGAGCAGTTTACACGTTTAGTATCCCTAACTTATCAGGTGATAACTTAAATAAGTTCTACATTCGATTAAATGCAATGGCAACAAGTAATACAGCAGGATTCGTTAAAGGTCAGACACTTAGATTCAGGCATTTTAAGTTAGAAGAAGGCAACACAGCCACAGATTACACAAGTGCTCCAGAAGATGGTGTAACAGATGCAAACATGAAGTATGGCTTTGGATTCATGGGCTTGGCTTACGATGACGAAAACGGTAATAAGCCTTATGTAGATGAGGCACAAGTAGATATAACAAGTATTGAATAAGGAGGTGATAATTTGGCTTACCAACCAACAAACTGGGGACATGGTGACCTAATCACAGGTGGAAAATTAAATAAGATTGAACAAGAGCTAACACATGTGGCTGATAATGCCACGTATGGCTTTGGTGGTGCACAATTAGCAAGTGATGGCTTAACCCCTTTAAGTTATATCAATGCTGGTGACCCTATGCCATCTAACCCCAAAAAGGGTGATACGGTATTCCTTAAAGATGGTAATGACTTCCTAATTTACTCATACAATGGTGAAGATTGGGTACTAAAAGTAGACCCAGATTTATCAAATCGTATTGAAGAAACAATTAAGACAGCTTCTGATAACACAGACAAAGCTATTGCTGATAATAACACCCAGATTAATGAAACAATCAATCAAGTAGCTAAGGAACAAGCTGATTTAGCTGTTAAAGATGGTGATTTCAACAATAAAGCACAAGCAATGGCTGATAAAGCCTTAAGTGATGCTAAAGCTAACACTGCTACAGTAGCTAAAAGCACATTAGATACAGCTAATCAGAACATAGCAGATGCTAAGAAGTCTGTTAGTGATGATCTATCTAAGGAAGCAACAGATAGAGCATCAGCAGTAAGCGCTCTAGACACAAAAGCACAGGGTTATGCAGATACAGCTAAGAAAAACGCTATAGACGTGGCTACCAGTGCAGATGGTGTTATTAATAAGAAAATTGATGACACAGCTTCTAGTATTACAAGCACAGTCAGTCAAAACAAAAAGGATGCAGAGGGTAAAATAACTACAGCTCAATCAACAGCTACACAAGCCTTAAATGGTTTAAGTAGCAAGGTTGATACTTCCACATATAACGCTAAAACAGGGCAATTAAGCACTGATGTTACTAACGTTACTCAAACAGCTAACCAAGCTAAAACAGATATAGCATCAATCAAGCAAACAAACACGTCACAAGATGCACGTATGACAACTATTGAGGCTGATGCTGATGGTACTAAAACAACTGTAAGTAACTTGCAAAAAAAGCAAAATACACAATCAGGTTCAATTAGTACACTGCAACAACGTGCAGATGGATTTGATGCAACTGTTAACAAGGTTGATAACCTAGCAATAGGTGCAAGGAACTACTTCATTAACTCATCTGGTACATCATTAGATGGATGGTCTCAAACTGGAGGATGGACTGTAGTTTCTGGTACAAACAGAGGTACCGTATTTACAATAAACCCTACAACATCGTGGACTGGTGGAAACGTGAATGCATTACGTCAAGGAGCGATAAATATTCCATCTGGAACACAGGTAACTGTTAGCTTCTGGGCTAAGGCTAGTGTTAATGGTGCTAAATTTCATTCAGAGCCTAACGGAAGTTACTCAACATATAATCCAATTCTAAGTACAGCATGGACTAGGTATAGTTACACATTTACGCTAACATCAGCAACTATTTACTTTATGGGTGTTGATGCAGGAACAACCTATTACCTAGATGACATGAAGCTAGAGACAGGTAACATTGCCACTGATTGGACGACAGCACCAGAGGACGTAGACAGTGCAACTGCTAAAGCTCAGCTAACAGCAGACCAAGCAACAACTGCATTGAATGCCTATAAAACTAATGCAGATGGACGTATAACTAAAGCACAATCTGATATTACACAGACAGCCAAGGATGTTACTACTAAGGTTAGTCAATCAGATTATGATAAGAAAACCGGTGATTTAAGTACATCAGTATCTAAGGCACAACAAACTGCTGATAGTGCTGTAACAACTATAGGAAACTATAAGACTAGCAATGATAATCGTGTTAAAGCCACAGAAACATCAATAGCACAGAACACTAAAGATATTACTTTAAGAGCAACTAATACTGATTTAGATTCAGCTAAAAAAGATTATAATGCTCAAATTGCACAAGTTAAGGTAAATGCTGATTCAATTACTAATCAAGTATCTAGCATTCAAGCTAAGATAAATTCTATGGGTCAAGTCAATCAGTTGGCTAACACAGAGTTTAATCCTGATATGTCTGGTTGGTATGGTTCTACAGCTGGGGCAAGCTCAGACCCTATAAAGAATGCTATAGATAGTTCACATGTTACACCTTTACCAGGACAAGGCTACTCATCATCTAATGCTGTTTTGTTTGATACCACAGACCAAACTTCACAATTTTATGCCAGGTTAATACAGTATGTGCCCGTTACAAGTGGTACATCAGTATCTATGAGTTGGTATGTAAAGACACTAACTTATGGTACTTACACAAATATGTGGATTACCTTCTGGGATAAAAACGGTAAAAACGTTACAAATGGTAGCTTAGGTGGTAATTGGTCTAAGGGTAAGGTTACTAATCAGTGGGATTACATGACATTACCATCATTGACTAACATATCAGTGCCAGATACCGCTGTAACAATGAGAATATCAATGGAATCTAGAGAGGGCGTTAAGCAATTAATGTCACGCTTTATGGTGGTATTCGATTCTACAGCTGGTGATTATGTGCCAGGAGCATATAACAGCAATGACAAGGTAGCCTTACAGCAAATAACCATAGACGGAATCACGGACACAGTATCTAAACAAGATACTAACATTGATTCAGTCACTAAGAGAGTAACCACAGCAGAGGGGACACTTTCAACAGCGACTAATAATATTAGTGGTTTACAGAGTTCTGTTACTCAAACTTCTAACCAAATTAAGACAGAAATAACTGATAGGACTAAGGGTGATGCAAACACTTTGCAAAGATCTAAAGACTTTACAGCAAGTTCAATCACAAGTTATGACAAGGGTGTTCAAACACAATTAACTCAAACAAGTGATGCAATTCTAGCTAAAGTAGGAGCAACTAACCTATTCCCTAATTCAGAGTTTGCTCAAAACTATGGATATGCAGGAAGTGGCACAGTTGTTGTATCAGGTAGTGTAAAAAATAATATTGATAATAAGTACAGCGGTACGGTATCAGTTACATCAACCTCAGCAGGCTATCAAGGTTATTGGACTAACAAAATACCCGTTTACGGTGGTAAAAAGTATAGCGCTTCTGTATTAGTTCACTATACTAATGGTGGTCTAAGTAATGGCTTAGCAATGCTAGATATTTGGTTTTATGACAAGGATAACAAAAGAATATCAAGTGCTTCTAGGTCAACAGGTCAAGTAAGTAGCCCTTATTGGGTAAAGCTATCTAATGAAGGATTTACAGCCCCTATTAATGCAGTAAGTGTACAAGTATCGTTACTTGTTAACAATGCAGGTGCAGGTCAGGTGGCTACATTTTCACAACCACTGGTAACGGCTACTGAAAAGCTACAGGAATATACACCTAATGATGACATGTCAGCCCAGTTATCACTGTTTAAGGATAACTGGAGCATTGGTATTACTGATAACATCAGCAAAATTACCAGTGGCATTGTTGGTAATGCATCTCAAATGAGCCTTATTAGCAAGAATGTGACGATTGATGCACCAAACACTCAGATTAAGGGTACAGCGTGGATTAACTCAGCCATGATTGCAAACGGTGCTATAGGTAGTGCACAGATTGGCGATGCAACAATTACCAGCGCTAAGATTGCTACCCTAGACGTTGCTAAGTTGACTGGTAATGTTTCTAATTTCATTCAGTCAAACTGGAATGGGTTATATCAGTCAGTGAAGATTAGCCCAATAGGCATGACTATTAGTACCTCACAAGGTAGCACAGCTCAATTTAATCAGGATGGGTTGGTGTTAGATGGTTCTTTAGGTACCACTAATGTTCTAAATGGGCAGATCGAATTGATTAGTAGCAAAAATGAGTATCTGGGTACATTCCAGCATGAAACCATGCCAGACCATGACAACGTAGATTATCTAATGATTAAGCTTGCTGGATGGCATACAGGTAAGTCTACAGACCCAGATTATGACTTAAATTCAGACGGAACTAACACCATTAGAGGTGGTGATGGTATTGGGTTCGGTGTAACTAACAGCGTAGGTACCTACGACATGAAAATGTCGTGGGATTCTAGCCTTGTAGCTGGCTACAAGGGACGTAAAGCAGGGTGGCATGTTGAAGACATCATGACGTGGCACCAACCAACTTACTTTGAGGGTGGTTTTGACGTAGCGCAACAATTTAGTTCTACAGATAGAAGAGCATTGCATATCCAAGGAGCAACATTATCGAACGGTCATAAATGGTTTGGATTTTTTGACACACCATCAAAAGCGGGCTTTGGCACAGATGATACCAATGACGTGCTATTTTACGTGAAGGGTAAGAGTTACAGCCTCTATACCGTGTTGAGTAAACTAAATATGCTATAAGAAAGGCAAAAAATGCAACCAAGACAGGAAGACATAATTAACAACTTATTGCAACAATTGACCAATCTAACTTATGTTAATGCACAGTTGCAGTCAGTTGTAACGCAATATCAAGCAAAAGCAGAACAAGTAGAAGAGGAAAGTAAATTATGACAATTAATAAAAGCGTATCAATCACAGCAACATCACAAACAGCAGACGGTCAAGCAATTGCTTACTTTAGTGCCAATGTATCTGATAGTGGCACATCAAGCAACATGACAATTCAAAACCAAGATTTGTACGAAGCTAATAAAAAGCAAGTTCGTGCAGATAAGGCAGACTTTGATAACGCTGTATATGATGTGGAAGATGAACAAGCATCAAAGCCAACAACAGAAGGCTAAATAAATGGGATTTATTCCCGTACATATCCAATAAAACAGGAGGTAATGCATGGCTACAAAATATGGGTTTGTTTTCATTGAAAGTAACGTAACAGGGCGTGAAAAAGCCATCACGTTAGACAATAACAGTGAATATTATGGTGTTCAATCAGGTAGCCCATCACTGGTAACTATCACAGGTAGATGTAATGTCTACCCAGAGTGGCAGATTATCCAAGATGGTGCAGTGGTTGGTAAGGCTAAATTTAGTTTATATCTAGCTGATAACCAGAGATTAATAGTCTCTAGCTACCCAGAAGACCAATACGCTAGGGTTTATAACACAGATGGTACTTTCAGTGACGTGTCGCAATTAGCTGATTTTTCAGTTAACAATTATCTAAAAATACCAGAGGGCACATCAACTCTATTAGCTTATCTAGATGAAAATGCTCAACTAGATGTGACGTTCAAAGAAGAGAGGATGTTAGTATGAGTTTGGCACTGGATATTACAATATTTGATAGTGCTAAATTAGTCATAAAAGGTACCTATAAGCTATTTAGTTATGATATTCAGATGGATGCATTGAGTAATGTTACCAGTACATTCACGATTGACAAGAACACCAACATTACAACAGGTGACTACGTAGCTGTTAGACCTAATAACAGCACAACATTAATGTATTACGGGCAGATAATCACAGTAGATGTAGATGATTCTAGCAATCTTATGACCCTAAGTGCTAATTACATCTGGAACTTACTCAATGGTGACATTATTGTAGGTAGCAAGAGTGGCGATAGCTATGAAGCTCATATATTAAAGCTAATAAACAACTATATTAACTCTAATATAGGTACTAATATACTAAGTAAGTCAATTACTAACTCAACTAACACATCATTTCAAGTAACCTCATCAGATGGAATCAGTACAAGTAACTTTATTGATTATTTAGTCAGAGGATTCAAGCTACATAATACAGTGTTTGAAGTAATAGGAATAGGGCAAGGTACATCAGAAAAAGGTGTGCCTTTTTATTATCCAAAAATAGACTTTCATCAGGTAAAAGACACATGGAATTTTAAAAATGATGTCTATGACTTCAATAATTGGGTAGTTAGTGATTCCAGGAATCTACGAAATTACAATAATGAGCTATGGATTTTAGACCAAGCAGGCACCAACATGGAAAGCCCTACAGTATTAGCACGTTATTGGCTCACTAAAGATGGTTCTATAAGTAAGAGCCTTACAGATAACGTGTCTAAGCCCACGCAGGTTCAAATATACCTATTTGACAAGACAGCGACTGATAATCCTACTTATGACTCTATAGCACAAAGTAATCTATCAGCTAATGCTTACTCTCATAGTATTCAATTTAGCGCTCAATTAGGAAACAACTTCCTACCCCTAGAAAAGGTCAAACTAGGGCTACAATCAAATATTTACTACGACAACACACAATATAAGTCAGTTCTTACCGCTTACTCAATAGATAGTAGTTCAGAGGTGGTTAACCTAACTTTTGGTAATCTACGCTTTGGACGAAATGACTTATTTAGCACCACAAATTAGAAGGGAATTAAACTAAAATATGGCAATTACAATGTACACAAGTGATAGAGCTTTTGTTACACCACGTGAATTTGCATCAGCACAATCAGCATTATCTGGTGATACCTCAGGGGTATTAAAAAGGGGTAATCAATTAAAAATTACAGTCAATGGGCTAACAGCTACTGTAGCAACAGGGCAAGCATTGATTTTAGGTAGGTTGGTAGAGGTTACAAGTCCTACACAAATTACACTACCAGCCAACTCAAATGGTAATCTTTGCATCGTTGTAGACCTATCAAAAGCTAACACAGTTCAAGGACAAGCAGGACAACCAAACTATTACCCAACAATAAACCAGGTATATTTAAGTGCTGTTACGGGTGATTTAGTACAGGAAAATATCAATGATGGTGGTTTTATTTTTGAATTACCATTAGCTACATTCAGTACTACAGCTACATCAGGAACAGTCACACAACATAACCCAATGCTTAACGATTCGGGCTGGATGAACTTAGACATAGCATCAACAGGAGCTAAATTGTGGTCTGATAATGGGGCTCCTTGTTACGCTCAATACCGTGTTAGAGATAACGTTATGTTCCTTAGATGGCGTGGTGTAGATGTTTCTAAAGCAAACAATGGTAATCAAATAGGACGCGTTCCATGGAGCCTACGCCCAGACGTGGAAATAGCAACGGCCTCTAGTGATATTGGCGCTACTTCGATCTATCCAGTTATTAGTTATGTGAATGACACAACTACATTATGGGTAAGGGTTGTAGATAATCATTGTGGTAATTTGGTTGGTTCCATGAGTTATCCATTGCCGGTAGGACGTTAAAGAAAGGGGGTGAATGAATGCAAATGCCACATGATTTGTTGAGTTGGCTAAGTGTGGGGTCTATTCTTCTGGGTGGTTTGTGGTGGGTATTGAAGAATACCATTGTGAACTCAATTAATGGATTGAGAACGGATATCGCTAGCTTAAAGGACGAGCTAAAAAATATCTAACAGTATCACGGACAACCATGAGATACGGCTTACTAAATTGGAAACGTGGAAACACGATAAATGGGAGGTTTG